ATTTCGGCATCTCTAATGGTTGTCTAGGTTTTGGCGGGCCGGGCTCGGCTTTTGGTTTGGGTGATATTTCCTCTTCTAGATCTTTAACTCTGCAAGCCGGGCAAAGTATAGAGCCGTGCATCGAATCGAAGTCCCACAAATCGTAGTAGCCGATAATAGCGCTACATTGGCGACATTCAAGGGTATCCATTTTAGCCATCAGTTCTTATACCCCTTTCCATCGTCACTGTACAGCGTGTGTAAGAAGGGCGCGGGCTCGGCCTTGAACTGACCATCAAAAACCGTGTTCACGCTTTCGCACAGGTTCACAGTGCATTCGTTCCATTCCATTTGATAGCGAGCCCTGAAAAGGATCTTGAAAGCATCCATGATGGCTTGGCCGCGTTGGCTGTCGAGCCGATTGAGGGATATAGCGAATTCGATTTCGAGATGATACCAGATGCGTTTCCAGATGTAGAAAGCGTTATCTTCCATTGAACACCATCCAACATCCGACCATAATCATGGCCATCCAGAAGGTCATAAAAGCGAACACCGAAACCATGACACGAAGGAAAGCTCCTGCGGGGCCTTCCGCACGCTTGATGGCAAGGGCGATAATACTGGCAATGACAATGACAGTGGCAACCATAACTAGACTTGCTCCTTATAATTCTTGAAACATTCGATGATGGTTCGGGCGACCCTGAAAACACACGCGTCGATGGTGGGTTTGTCGCCCGGTAGTAAGAGGTCGTCGGTCGTGAGGATTTCGATACGACCTTTAGACGGGTGAGTGAAAGACCATTTAACGATGGGTTGTTCGGGCCGCCCATCTTTGTAGTCAAGCTCTAGCTCGAATTTCATTAGCGTGACTCCTCCCATGTTCTCAGCTCAGGATACGGGCCGTGTTTGATTGCATCGTCGCAGGGGTAGCAAAGCCATGCTCCCATAATGAACAGCGATGCGGGCCGTCCACACGAGATACAGACGGGGGCGCATTCGTCTTGGTAAGCGGACATCATTTTATTGACGCTCATTTTACTCCTCGATTTAATGTACACGTGAATAGTGTAGCAAAATTCGATGCGCGAAACTAGCCGTACTTAAGTACTACGTAAGGTGCGACTAGTAAAGGTGTGAGAACCGTTGAACTTGAATGCGGGCACGGGATTGTGATACTCCACGGAGCCGCCTTTTGCAATCACCAAAATTTCGTCAGCCGTGAGCCGGGCTCCCTTGTGCGCTTTTTTAACGCACTCCCCATCCTGCCAGACCGCGTATAGTTTCTTGCCGCAGATAGCGGCGGTGTCACCTTCACATTCGAGCTTCCACGATCCAAGCTCCGATGAACTGATCGGCATATCAAGAGACTCACACATGATAGAATCAGTGTCGCAATAATAAGGGCGGTGAGCATGGGCAAGACCTCGAAGTAAATGAGCGCGGGCGGCCCCGGTGATGCTGGCCCCGGTCGCTACGTTGTAGAAGTTTAGCTCCTGTACCGGGCGATCCCAGATGATATACTCGTTGCAGGTAAAGGAGGGTGTCCAAAGATGCCTGCATTCATTGAGACACGATTTATCGCATTCGTGCCAGCTCGTGGGCAATTCCCCGATTTCGGTGATCCAAAACTCTCGGTAATTTTCGGGGTTCTGAGCGAACTTGCCATATGCGCTGTTGAGAACAAACTTATAGAACAGGGTGAGAATTTGATCACCGGCTTCTTTCGCCTTAGAGCGGGCGTCATAGAAGTGAGTCACGAACTCGTTGAAGGAGTGACGCTCAGAGAAGCCATAAGTTTTGACGATTCGTTTTGGATTGAATGTGCCGGTTTCGAGGGCGGCTTCAAATTCGTGTATGGACGTGTGGAACGTGCCGCGCTCGCGAGTGAAATCGAGCGAGCCATTATCAGCCCGTACCGGAAACGCGCCATAGTTGTTACCTTCCACGGTGAGAAAAGCTGTTCGTTCATCAATGGCAGTCCCCGTGTAGATTCCAGTGCTGACAGGGTGTAGGCGGTCGCGCATGACGTAGGGGTACATCGAATTCACGTCATAGATTTTGATGGGCCGCTTGATGATACCTGAGCGAAACACTTGGTTTCGTCCGCCGAAATAGAAGTCAGTACGAAGCCTTCCATCGTATTGCTGATTACCAGATCGGAAGGGATGGAACTTTTTAAGCTCACGCATTGAAGCTGATCCAATGGTGAGGACATCCCCGAACTCTTCACGGTAGCGGACACACAGGGTGTGGAGATCGACACAATCATCCTTGAGGTACAGAAGTATTTCAGCTTTGTGAGAGTCACGCACTTTCCGCTTGAATTTGTTGTAGTCGATTTCGGTCTTTTTATAGCTGGCCAGCGGGAAGGGCATAATAGCGAAAGAATCGCGTACCTCGTGGTGGCCCATCTTTGCTTGAATGATTCTTGAGTTAACGATTCTGAGATCATGGTGTAGGTGTTTGAGAAAGTAAAAGAAGTCGAAGCGACCGCCGTTGTGCGCGTAAATCACCATCGGCGGAATCTTGGTTAAGTATTCCACCAAACGGTCGACACAATCATCACTCCAGAATGATGTGAATGTGGAGCCGTCATAGAAGCCCGCCACGAACGGCTGAATCATGACGCCGTGCTCGAATGGATCGGTTTCGAGGTCGAGAACTCCGATAGGTTTCATTTACGTTTCCCGCGCTTCGTACGCTTCTTTGATTTCGCTTTGCGATGCTTCGCGCGAAACTTGGCTTGCCGGGCTTTGGCTTTTGCACGCATCCGGGCGAGCTGAGCGGGGCTCTTGCGGCGGGCGCGGTAGGTTTTGGCACGGTCGGCGGCGGCGGCCCGGTACTGTGCGGCCCGCTCAGGATCGCGCTTAATTTTCGCGCGGGCTCGTTTGGCGTGGCGGCGGTTGTATTCCTTACTCATGGTCCGCTTGCGCTCTTCCACGTGTCTTTCTACCTGGGCGGCTCCCGAGCGATTCATGCGCAGGATTTCAAGGTGCTGGTAAATCTCCTCCTGTTTGTACTTCGTGGTCATGGCTCGAATCGCTTCATAACGGTTGAGGTCGTCAACCAGCGCCCGGATGTCAGAGTAAAAATTCGCGCGTTGGCCGCCATAGAAACGGATGCCGAACACTTCTCGTTTTTCTTTCAGGGTGTTGATGGTCTTGTGGTTGCGTTTGATGTCGGCTAGATATTGACGCAGATTGTGAAACGGAACGGGGATTTGTACGCGCTCGATTCCGTGAGCCCCTTTGATGGTGACTTGCCCCTTGATCAGTTTCGCCTTCTCCGTGGCAGCGTGAGGGACAATCACTTTCGATTGGCTTGTCTCGAAACCAGCGCGGCGGAATTTTGCGAGGTCTTTCTTTGCGACCGGCAGCGCGGTAGCTTTTCCTGAGACGATAGAATCGTACTTTTTGACGATGGAATCCAACCGCTTGCCTTTTACCTTCATGGAAGGAATGACACTGCGGGCGTCAATTTTTATGCTCGAATCTGAGCGAGCCGGTAAGAGCCCCTGCTTTTTGAGCAGAGACACACCATGCCTAAACGATCTAAGGTCGGATGCCATTCACCTTGCCGGGCGACTACAGGCACTTCTCGATTGATCGGCTAAGTATAACATGATAGACTAGATGGGTCAATAGCTCCCATGGCCACCCCGGTTTTGATCGATTCCGCGCTCGGGTCAATGCGTCAGTGTTCGCAAGACCTCCAATCTGTCGCGTTTCAGGGTACAGGCGGGTCGCGTCAAATGTGGAAGATTGGCGCGGCTCTTTATTGTTGCTTGGATGAGAACGATGTTTTATCGCACGCGCGGATGTTCAAGAGTTTGGACCATGGATTAACGTGGGTTGCACTGGATACAGGAAACGAGCCCGGAACCGGAGCCAATCAAATCGCGGGCAATGCATTCGCGTTTTATCCGGGCTCGGGCACTGTAATTTACGTTGTGTGGATCGTGGTGTTAGGTGGCCTAGATGCACACTGGATTGCAAACACGTTCGATACGGCCAGCGATACTTGGGGCGTCGCGTCTGGGATGTCTACCGATCCTCAGGTATTCGGCGGCCATACTCCGCACGCACTTTTTATCGCACGAGTTTCGAGCGGTGATATTTACGTCATTGGCACTAGCGCGGCCAACGGTAACATTGTATTCGTCAAACTTTCGGGTGGTGTATGGACCGGTCCAACCAACGTTACGGCGGTGGTCGCGAATCAGACCGGGCGATTGAAGAGTATTTTGGTGGATGCAACCGATACCATTCATGTGGTGTTTCAGAACTTCCTTTCGACTACTGATATTGCAACTCTGAAATACTTACAGTTGAGTGCAGGGGTTGCGAGTGGTGTACAGACTCTCGCGACCGGGGCCAACCCTTTCGATGTTTTCAATGTGGGCTCACTCGTATTCTGGCAAGGGACGAAATTAGTGATCCCTTTTCAGAACACTTTCGATTCGATAACATCGGTGTTCATTGGCACACCGTTAGCGGTTCCGGTTTTTGCGATTACAATTGTCGATCCGGGCGGCGGCACAGTTCCACCGGGAAACGGTGCGTTTTATCCGTGCAGTATGTTGGATGATGGTGGTGACCTCCACGTGTTTTGGGCAATCACCACGGATTTTGACGCGAACGATTCCATTTTTTCATCAACGAATACCGGAGCTGGTTTCGATGCGCCCGCGAAGTTCTATGATAATGGTACGAATCCGGTACCCAATGAGGACCCGGCAAGTCCGGGGCTCACTCAGATATCCTCCCCGTGTGTCTCATCTTTAGGCATCCTTTGGGATGGGGTTACGCTTGCGGGTCATGTGCCCTCGTTTTTTATTCCCTCATCCTCCGTCACTCCTGTTGGTCCTAGTTTTGGCGATGGTGTGATTGACGCCCACCGCGTTCCAATTTCGGTGCTCCCTGATCCTCGGTTACACTGTCCATTTTTGGACAAGAATAAGGAAACCTGTCGATATGCCTACTCCAGTCGGAACAAGTAATTTACAAAGCTCCCCGGTGAGCAATCACCTATTGCCGGATGAGGGACCGAAAGCGATTCCTTTGCTGCTCGATTTCACCACCATCCTTTCTTACAGCATCAATCTGTTGGATTTGATTCAACAGGGGAAAATATCGATGCTGCAAACGATTTTCGTCGATCTTTCCGACCCGCTGTTATCCAACGTCAAAGTGGACATGGGTGGAGCGATACAGTGTCTGGTTGCCAAAGCGCAAACGCAGGGTTACTACAATGCGCTCGTGCAGAACCCGCCGATACTTACCTTCACGGCGGCGGGCGCGGGCGGGATTGCAAAAATCGCTCTTATCAACGTCCACATTCCGGGCTCGGTTTGGCCCACAGTTTAGGAGGAACATGCTCAACCTTTCCACGATTGCTAAGATGCTCGGGGTAAATATCAGCCCTGAGGACATCGCGAAAGTCGAAGCAATCATCCCGCAGATTCCCGGTCGCGCGGTCGAGGTCATCAACACCGTCAACGCGGCGGTGGTGAATTATCATGAGCGTATGGTTACGCTCGAAAAGGCCCATCAACAAATGGGTGAGAAGTTAGACAGAATTTTGGAGGTAATCTCGAATGACGCCAAACGAACCCCCGGCCCCCGCCTTATCAACGGAGCCCACAGTGACGGTGACTTTACCACCGCCGCAGGCAACGCCAGCGCAGATTGAAGAGGCAATCGAAGAAAATGAAACGGTTGCAGACAACATTTACGAGGACACCCAATGGATAAGAACATCCCTACAGTCTTTATTGGAGCAGACGAGGAACTCCCCGAACCCACAGGAATTCCAAGCGCAGATCGACAGCCTGCGGACGGAGCTACGGAACCAGACAGAGAGATACCGGGAACTGATGACAATTTGCGAACAACTGCGCGACCGGCTACCCCCTTCGCCACCATCAGCCCCCTTGACTTCCGAAGCGCCAAACCCGTCGAGCCCCGAAGCGGTAATAGTGGAACCGATTCCACAAAGCGCAGAGGTCGCCCCGTTGGTTCTCGAAACCGAACCACTACCGCCGAAGGCCAAAAAGCGCCACTGGATTTAGCCAGCAATATCGAGGATCTTTTGCAGTCGCTTCACTTCATGGTTGCGAAATTCATGAAGATCGATGAACTGGAATTGTCCGACGATGAAGCCCGTAAACTCACGCGGGCCGTGCGCGAGGTCGGAAAGCACTACAATTTTAGTGTCGATCCTAAGAAGGTCGCCATCGGTCAATTGATGATGGTGGCCGGGGGTATCTACGGGCCGCGTGCGGTTGCCATCTACAATCAGAAGGTGGCATCCCCGCGCCCTGTAACAGCTCCGCGCCCGGCACCTCCAGCGAGCGCGGCGGCCCCGCGTGAACCGCTGGTAAATATCGATACGAGAAAAGCCCCTGAGAAGGCAACCGGCACGGGCGGCCCTACGCAGCTTGTGCCGTCGATGTTCGATACTTCGCCGTTGGTCGATGGGTTTGAAATCTGATGCAATTGCCGGGCGATACTGACCGCATTTCGATAGTGGGTACTACCGGCTCCGGTAAGACTCATGCCGCCGTGTGGCAACTTTCGTTGCGGAATTTCAACCTTAAACCTTGGGTGATTTTTGACTTCAAGGGTGACGACATTATCAACTCCATCGAAGGAGCGCAACATATTCAGCTTGACGCTGATGCTCCACGCTATCCCGGAATTTACATCGTGCATCCCTCGCCCGGCGATGAGGTCGAAGTTGAAGCGTTTTTGTGGAAACTTTGGACTTCGGAAAACGTGGGAATCTACATCGACGAAGGTATCATGATCGGCAATCACAATGATGCTTACCGGGCGTGCCTCACGCAAGGGCGGTCAAAACACATCCCGATGATTGTACTCTGTCAGCGGCCCGTGTGGATTGACCCGTTTACCTTCTCGGAATCCGACTACTATCAAGTCTTTCGTTTGGGATGGACAAAAGACACGAAGAAAATGCAGGAGTATATTCCTTACGATATCGAACGCCCGTTACCCAATCACTACAGCTACTACTATGACCGGGCGACAAATGAAATCGTGGTGATGCAGCCGGTACCGGATCGGGATTCTATCCTCGATACGTTCGATGTGAAGTTGAGCAAACTTAGAAAGGTGGTTTAACGATGGGCCGTAAATCAGTACCTAAAAAACGGGCTACATTGGAGGATCGTGAAGCCAAGCTCCAATTGCAGCTCAAACATTTGCAACTGAAAAAACAGATTCGCGATTTGCGCGGACAGATGAAAGGAAAATCAGCGTGAAAAAATTACTGTTGTTTGTCTTGACCTTGGGGAGTGTATACGGCTCCGCCGATTGTAATGCTCTATTCGGAGCGGGTGGGGGCACTGCATTTACAGCATCCGGCGCTTCTGTCCAGTTTTCCAACCGTAGTAAGAACTGTTACGATTGGCGAGTTTCTTACCAGTCTCAGGGCTTCTCCGCCGTCTCACTGATTATTGAATCCGCACCCGATGTGAATGGCGTACCCGGCACGTGGGTTACTTTTACTGTCCCCGAAGTCACCAATCCAATTCAAGGCGTCAATCCGAATACGAATACCACGCAAGCATCAACGCAGTTTCGTGGAGCCCCGGCATGGATTCGCGCCCGGCTTGCGAGCGCGACCGGCACCGGAACGGTTAGTGGAACTCTCTACGGTTGTGCGGAGCCCGGATGCGGCTCTGGAATGGCGGCATCGGCGGCGGCGGCATCGGCATGCCCGAATCCATGCCCGGTTACAGGCGGTCCGGTTTCGGTCGATGGTGTAGACGCGGCGGGCGCAGCTCCCACAGTGAACCCGGTTCCTACTGCGGGAACTGATGGAACGCTTTTACGCGCGTTTCGCACTGATACGAGCGGGCGACAAATGGCGGTAGGCGCGGCGGCCACCGGGGCGGCGGTCACTGGCAACCCTGTTTATGTAGGTGGAAATGATGGCACCAATGTACAACCATTTAAAACAGACACATCCGGTCGTGTGAATATGGTGGGCGCGGCGGCCACCGGGGCGGCGGTTGCAGGCAATCCTGTTTACATCGGTGGAACCGATGGCACCAACGTACAGCCATTCAAAGTCACATCGGCGGCCAACAATTCGAGCACCACGCAAAGCGGTATCTTTTTGCATGAGAAAGGGGCGCGGTGGTCTGTCAGCTCCGTTACCGGCTCTAATACGCAAGCATCAGCATCGAAGGCGGCGGGCGGGGCCGGGGTTCGTCACATTGTTGATTGCGTCCAATTCAGCGCGGAATCTACCGCCGCGATTACCGCCACGCAAGACGATGTGATTTTGCGCGACGGTGCAACCGGGGCGGGAACTGTGCTTATGCAATGGCGCAACGGAATTGTGAGCGCGGCGGCGGCACAAGTTGGGCTCGCTCAATCGATCTGTGGGTTAGCGTTGATCGGAACTGCCAACACGGCGATGACGCTGGAGTTTGCTAACGGAATTACCAACGTTTTGATGAGCGTAACCATCACAGGTTATGACGTTCAATAAAGGAGCAATACATGACAGCTAAGAAGTTTCTTGAAGAAGTTTACGTGCCCTCGAAACCGGCAGCGGTTCGGGCGCTTTTTGCCGGGATTGATGACATCCCCGGAAATCCGTTGTCTCTTGCCTATCGCATGCGTCGCGCAAAAGAGCTATCGGATGCGGGCGAAGTAATCGATGAGATTATCGACGCGGAAGGTTTGGTCGATGCGTTTGACGCCATGAAACGCCGTCTATTTTATGGCTTCAAGAATTGGCCATCCATGGCGCAGGGTACTAACGTCGATTCTTTCGGTGTGCGAATCGATAACCCGAATTACGCTATCAAGGTTTCCATCGACCCGAAAGACTACCCGAAAAACAGCGAGCCGGATATCCCGCAAACTCTGTATGTCGGGGCTCGCATGAATCGGGACGGGCAATACAACACGCAGAACAGCCCGGAAAAGGCCATCAATCCCGACACCAACGAACTGTACAAACGGGGCGACACGGTGAGGGAACAAAAAAATATCTTCACTTTGGAAGGCCCGGCTGTTGACGGTTCGTATCTCTGGCAAATTCAGCCCTAAATGCGCTTCGATTGGACCATCAACGTTGGTGAGCTGATCGCCGCGACTGTGTTTTTCGGCGGGCTCGTGGTGGCGCATATTCAGAACGTCCGCAGACTGCAAGATATCGCCACCAAAGTTGAGATGATTTACGATTGGTTTCAGGCTACCATCGTCAACCGTCGAACCCGTTGACTTCGTAGTACTTGAGTACTATAATGCAAGCTGCTAACAACAAAACTCCCTGGCGAGCCTCAAGAAGCTCCGGGGCCGCCAGGGAACTTTAGGAGTGCACATGGAAGGTGAATCGATCATCAGTTGGACGCCCGCGAACTGGATTACCGTGCTCATCATGGTCACTCTGGGATTCGCTCTACTAGGGGCCGGGGCAAAATTCGTGCAGATGAAACGCGCGAACTCCGCAGGTTGAGGTACACATGATCATCAATTGGAACCTCATAAAACATCCGATGAATTGGATCATCGTAACCATGATGGTTCTTATCTTCGGAATCGCGGCCCATTTCGTTTTGCAGTACGCGAGTACTGTCAACCAGCAACCGAAACAATAACCAGAATTCGAGCCTGAAAAGGTATCCCCGACAAAGGACGAAAATATCATGGGTTCCAACGCACAAATGACGCCCCAACAGCTCAACACGATTGCACGCGCTGCAATCAGAGCGCGGGCGGTCAAGATGACACAACCGATTTTCTCATCGACGTTCACGGCGGCATCCGGTAACATCTCCACGGTGCAGCCCAACGTTAACGTCATTCCACGTAACGTGGGAATGATCTTGGGTTTTTGGGTCAAGATTGCGGCCACCGTTACCAACGGTTCGGCGGTGCAGATTAACCTCACCGATTTCGGCCCGGCGAATGTTCTCTCGCAAATTCAGTTCACGGATTTGTCGAATAACAATCGCATTCAGACGACCGGTTGGCACATTAATTTCGTGAACTCCATCAAGGCTCGCCGGCCTTTTGGCTCGGCCATCGTGCGCACGACTGGCGACGATTCGCCCGTGAACTATGGCGCGAATTTCGCCGGGGTTCCGACAGCGGCGGCCACCATCGCGGCGGCGGGCAATACAGTTGTCACCATGTGGTATTGGGTACCGCTCGCATATTCGGATCACGACTATCGCGGCGCGGTCTATGCCAACGTGGTCAACGCGACCATGCAGCTTCAGTTGACCTTCAACCCAACCCCTGTGGTCGCGAACGGCACCGATTCAACCAGCGCTGTCTACGTGGGCAATGCGGCGGGCTCGGTCGCGCTGGCGGTCATCAGCGCCGTCACTGTGACCGTTTATCAGACGTATCTCGACCAGATTCCTGCGGGGCCGGGCGGCGTGCTTTTGCCCATCCTCGACCTGGGCACGATTTACGAGCTGAAAAGCACGGTCGTGAACGGCATGGTCGCAAATCAGGATTTCCCGTATCAGTACGCGAACTTCCGCGATTTCATTTCGACCACCGCTGTTTACGTGAACAACGGCACCACCGGGGCGCGGGGCTCCGGTACCGATATCAACAATTGGATGTTGCAATCGGCCAACTTCACGAACCTGTTTAAGAAGGAGCCCGCGCTCATCGCAATTGAGACGCGCAACCACTTGACAACGGACATGCCGCCCGGTGTGTACTATTTCGGTTCGCGCGAAAAGCCCATTTCCACCGTGCAGTACGGGAACATGGAATTGGTGCTCAACGCAATCACCGCAACCAACTCACCGTATCTGTTGGTTGGCACCGAAGATTTCGCGGTCGTGCAAACCCTGAGCATGGCGGGCTCGCTCGCGGCATCGTAAGGCTCTGCTCCTCCGACAGAGCTAAGCGGGGGGCGGCATTTTCGTTGTGGTGAATGCCGCCCTAAAAACCAAGGGGTAAATATGAAGCCAACTGAAACCGGATTCGTTGCGGAGATTCTTGGATGGGCACGCAAGCCCTTTGATTCCGGGGGCTCCGCGCTCAACTGGATTTTATTCGTGGGGCTACTCATCATAGCCGCATGGATGTGGAACGTTGTGTTAATGCAAATCAAAAACGACATCTAAAAGGAGATCGAAACATGACTGCAAGATGGTGGCATATTCTGCTCGTGGCGGGCATCGGTTACGCCATCGGCTATTGGATGCCGAAATTGGGTGACATGACGTTGGGCAAACTCTATGCCCGCAAAGGATAGGCCCGCGCCGCCCCCGGTCGAGCCCGCCGATGAGATTCCGCGTGTGGACGAAATCACTGCGCGGACTCTTGCGATAACTCACGCGTTGGGTGTACGCGAGGGTTATAAGCGCGGGCTCGATGAGGGTTTCCTGTGGCTCTATATTTTCGTCGGATCGATGATTGTTTTTGTTGTCATTCGGCGGAGTCTGCAAAATGAGTCAAAATAGTATCATCGCATTTGCGCTGCTTATCGGGTTCATCGTATTCGTCACGGTGCGCGGTGAGCTTCCGAAGTACTTACAAGTCCTGGGAATTTGAATGGTTTTCGTTGTCATCATAACCGGCATCGTGTTACTTGTGGCTGCAATCCGCAATTCGCAAGACACACTTTTCACGCTGGTAAAAGGTGATTTCACGGGGCCTAACAATTTCATCTATTGGCTTGTGGCCATCATCGTCATTGGCGCAATCGGTTACATCCCGAAAGCTAAGACGTTTTCCGTAGCGTTTTTGACGCTGGTTATCCTCGTGCTCTTATTAGCTCGTGGAAACCCTACCAAGAATCCGGGCGGCGGATTCTTTCAGCAATTCATGCAAGCGTTGGCCAGCACCACGAAGCCAACGCCCGCGACCACCGGCACGAATGCCGGGGGCTCTACCAATCAAGGCACGCCCTTTGGCTTGCCGAATCTATCAACAATTTTGCCACACTTCTAAGGAGAAAAAATGGGCGACCAACTGATTACCTCGATTGTTACCGTGCTCACCGCTATCGTGGGCGTGGCGATTATCGCGACTCTTGTTTCTAAGAACGCGCAGACTCCGCAGGTTTTGACAGCGGGCGGTAACGCGTTTTCTACCGCGCTCGGGGCGGCCCTTTCACCGGTCGCAAACGGTGGCGGTTTCGGTGCATTCAACACGGGCGGCGGTGCTCCCCTGGGTTTGAGCATCGGATAGTAGTGTCGAAAGCCACTACTGTTGTCGTCGAAATTCTGATTGGAATAATCGGGGCCGCGATGGTCGCGCTCCTGTTGTCTAAATCGGCGAATACCAGCGGTGTGCTTTCGGCGGGCGGTAGTTCGTTTGGTTGCGCGGTATCGACCGCTCTATCGCCAATCTTGGGTAAATCTGGATGTGCAACATCGGTGATGTCCAACATCACCTTTCCGACCGAGTAAAAGGAGCACGATATGGACGCACTGAAAAAACACGTTGCCACGATTCGAGAATTGGCGGCCCGGCATCATCCCGACGATGAGGACGCTCAAGAGATGTTCACACGGCATCATTTGACGGTGGCCGCGCGAACTCTGGGCAGCACCGATCCCGAGGGCGACGCAGACAACGCTTTTGACTTCCCGGATACGGATGAGCAAGAGGACGATGCGCCCGCGCGTGAAGTGCGTACACCGGTTGCGGCGGCTAAAGCTCCTCGAAAAAAGACCGCGAAAAAACGAAAGGGGTAACCATGTCTTTCTCATTGCTCCGCAAACGGCAGCCTTCGGAGCCGGTTGCTTCCGGTGCGATCGTACGCATCGCACAGGGCGATTTCGGCAACGGTTCTCCGTGGGCCGGTTTGGCCGCTGTCGATCCTCGCGCATCGGCGGCCATCTACAACTACCACGAAGGCGACCTCTTTACGCCCGGCTCCGGTAACTACGTTTTCGAGCCGATTTTTGAACTCCCTTTAATCACGGTTTGGGGCCGGGCTTTTTTGCGTATGCCGCGCGTGTTCAATCCGATCCAACCGCCACAAGTGTGGGTACAGTCCACTGTGAACCCCAACGGCATTGGCGGCATCGTAGCGGGCGACATGGAGCTACAGGGGCTTATCAATCCCGATGGCACTCTAGCACCTTCCGCTGGCTTCGACTATGACGGTTACGACAAGTAGGGGTTATGATCGACTGGGTAAAACAGCATCCGATTTTGGCCGGGCTTCTCACTCTGGGAATCATCATCCTTTTCGTGGTGCTCCGGGGGTCGTCTAAATCGAGCGGTGGCGGAATCACAGTTGCGGGCGGCGCTTCGGATGCTGTTCAAGAAACCGCCATCGCTGCTAACGCATCGACCACGCAATCACAGTTGCAAGCGGCCCAAGCTCAAAAGATGATCGATGCGGCGGTGGCAATTCAGAGCCTACAATCTAACAACCAACTCTCTGCAATCAACACCACCGCTCAGGCCCAAACCGATCAGGCGTCGATTCTAGCGAGCGCGGCGGTGCAAAATACGCAGCTCACAAAGAGCTATGATTTCATGACCGCGCAGAGTGCCGCCGCCGCCGCTGAAACCGAAGCGGAGTCATCGAACAATGCGATGCTTGAAGCCATCAAGGCGCAAACGGGCGGGGCTGTGGACATCGCGGGAATCAACGCGAATCGTGACATCGCTTTAGCCGGTACACAGTCGCAAACTTTAATGCATCAAGCGGACGATGCGGTTACAGCTCAGGGAATCATCTCGAAAGCATCGGTCGATATCAACGGTCAAAACAATCACACCGCGCAGTATGTTGCTAACCTCAATTCTATTGTGCAGAATAACAGCATCGCAGCTACGCTTGCGGCGGCCCTCGATTTCAATAAGACAGACCTCGCCAAAGTCAACAGCAATAACGCGACCATCCAAACTGTCACGCAAATCAACGCGAATCGCGACGTAGATATCACCGGGCTCCAAACCGCCGCCGCAACCGCTCAAGCTGGAATCGAATCAGCTACCACTTTGGGACAGTCCGCCGACCTCACCGCGCTCTATCAACATTTGATCGATGCCAATATGGACACAACCAATCATCAGGTTGACGCTGTTACCGGGCTCCAAACCACGATCATCAATGCGTTCAAAAATGTAGACTTCAATCGTGGCGGTCAAGGTGGCGCAAATCAGGTAGCGGCATGGGCGTCACTTTTCGGTCAGCCTGCCGTGGGCGTGGCCGCTGAAAATGCGAACCCTGGTTTTTCGTGGGGTAGTTTCTTAACCGGATTGGGCAACCTTTTTGCCGGGGTTGGCAAAGGTGCGCAGGGTGTCGGAATAGGAGCGGGTACGGCAGGCATAGCTACCCACTAAATTTATGAGCTTAGAAGGCGTCAAAGAATTCGGCAGGAAACACTACGTCGCGCTAATCGCGTTTGCGGTGGTCGTCGGATTTTGGCTCTACACGCGGCGCAACAAATCGAGCAGCGCGGCGGCCCCGAGTTATGCAGCGACTCCAAACATTCAGTACTCCGTGCCAACAAACGGTGTCAGTGCTGGTAACGGTGGCAGCAGCTTCGTTGACACGACCGGGGGCGTCGGATCGGTCAACCAACCCGGCACAACTAGTTCGGGCGTCCCATCCGCCAATCCCGCAGTGGTTCCCTATATCAGCCCATCGAATAACATCGCTCTACCGTCACCGGATACGCAAGCCAGCGCGTTCGGAAACCCCTACAGTAACGGGGCTCCGAATTCGGGCGGCGGAATCATTAGCGCGATTCAAGCGGCGATTACGGGCGTCCCTGCGTCCACACCTTCGGGCGGCGCAACTACCGTAGATCCTGCCATCGTCAACACGCTGCAAGCGGCCCGCATACCCGGAGCCCTCGCGGCGCTTCCATCGAACGATCCCTATTTGACCTCCGACGCCTACACATCTTTACAACGCGGAATCAATCAACGAATTTGCGCAGACAATCCGAACTCGCCCGGTTGCCAAGTTGCAACCGCCACGGGTGAGCTTGCCACGGGCTCACCCACCACCGCATCCGAAGTCTACCGCGCGACTGTGTACTGTGAAGGCAACAACTTTAACGCGGGCTTCTTTGGCAGCGCCCCAGACTCTACAAATTGCACAGGCCCCAATCCGAACGGTGGCCTAGTTGCCTCTCTGATCACTCAATTTATTCCGCAGTCTCAACCTTCAACTTGGGGAGCCAATTCGGCAGTGGGAAACCTACCCGCAAATTGGAACCAGCTCACACGCGATCAGCAAGACGCTTGGTCCCACACTGGCGTTGTCCCGCCCGGTACGGCCCCCATTCAACCACCGCCCGCCACGGCCCCGGCAAATGCCCCACCCGCTGGCATCGCAAATCCGACCACAATCACAGGGGGTACGGCCCCCACTTTAAACCGCAACCCGGTTGGTTCGTTCCTTCGCCGCATCATTCCATCCGCTGTCGAGGTCATGTAAAATGCTCAGCCTTTCGCCCGCTCTGATTTTGGCCATGGTGGCCGCTATCTATTACTACCTCAAACCGGTAGCGGAAACACGTACGCCTGTGGCCAAGGATACAGCCCTCACCGGCCCCGCCGCGACATTTGCAGCAACCGGCAACACCGATAGCCCGGCTACCTTGCAGACCTCGCCCGCCGCGTCTGGCGTGCCCAACACAGTTGCTCAGGTTTTGCCCTACGCAAATCAGACACCAGGGCCGCCGCTATCATTCGCTCCGTATCAGCTCTACGGAAACCCCACCGGTTTACCTGCCACCGGGCGGCCCAACTATAACAGCGGTCGCGATCCTCTGGGAATTCTGGAGATGATACGCAAAATGCAACCCTTCAACATTCCGGGCGCTTCGAGTGGCAACGGAAAAGGTTGCGGTGGAAAATGCGGCGGTTGCTCCTCAGCTCCCAAGTGCGTATCCCGCATGAACAATGGACCGTGCCCCGGCAAGTCTTTTCCCGCGCCCGATCAGCCGGTAAACATCCCCGCGAATTTGATCATGGAAGGTGCGCCCGCTCCTATGACACTAGCCGGGCAACTGCAAAACATCGCATCACCTTTTGCGAATCCTTTCACTGTGTTCCAATTTGAGCAGTACAATGCGGCTGAACACATGGGCGAGGTTCCCGCAGGGCCAACTTACTACGTCTGATGGGCTCGCTTCAGTTCCCGAATCTCGACGCAGCTATCGCGAAGTTTGAAGGCTTCGGCGATCCCAACAGTCTTGCGGCCCGAAATAACAACCCCGGAAATTTGATACCGGGGGCCTTCTCAACTTCGCACGGTGCGACCGGTAGCAATTCAGGCTTCGCTGTTTTCCCCGACCTCGCAACTGGCTTATCAGCCGAAGATTCTCTAGTCGCATCCTACGCCAATAAAGGCGCGACCATTTCAGACCTAATCAACGCGTGGGCTCCGCCGACCGCGCCCGGCAACTCACCACAGGCTACCCAAAACTATATCGATTCCGTTGCCCAATCTTTAGGGGTATCGTCCGATACTCCGGTATCGACTCTCAAAGGTGCGCCCGGTGACAGTACATCTACCGCGTCCACACTTGCGCAGACTTTGCAATCCATTCTCGGGCTAGGATACGGTAACGCTTTTCCGTTGATGAATCAGACCGGAGCTTTGAGCTATTCGCGAATTGGGGCTTTTTTGGTGGGGATGATTCTCATAGCGGGCGGGATCTATCTTTTCAAACCAGTTCAAGAGGTCGTGCAAACAACAGTACGAACGGCGAGAACAGCGGCGGAAGGCGCAGGGGCCGCCGCCGCTGTCTGATTTACGCGGCGGGTTTGTTCGGAATCGGCTCCGATTTCGGCAGCGCTTTCGTCGCGAGCTGCTTACCCATCTCAATCAAGCGGTCGGACGATTCCGGTTTGATGAGCTGACGCACCGCGTACTTGTAACCAATGGTCACATCATCATCCGGTTGGCTGAAAACGTCGAACGCGAACTGCACGCCCTTTCCATCCTCAACCGTCTTGAGCTGAGCTTCGACCGTTTCCATGATCGACCCCGGCAAGAACAATTTACCCGATTCAAACAGCTTGCCCGCCGCCGTCTCTGCGCGGAACTCGCCGATGAGGTACGAATACGTATCACCGCCCTTGGCCTCTTTCACCTTGATATCGGCGGCCTCTCCAAACACGCGGCACATAAAAACATTCTTGCCGGCGCGGATTGCGTCCTTCGCATCGCAACCCATTTTCTTGAACGTCATTTGTGCCATGGGCTCATACTCACCCGCCTTAACCTTCTTTTCGTCTTTGTCAGCCATTGCTTTCTTAAGCTCCTATTTTTGATGTACCCTTTCGGGCCACTAAAAGTGTATCACAAAATTGCAGGGTTGCAACTAGTACCATTGCATCAGCCCCCGTCCTGTGATAGTCTATTAGGGTCAGCTCTTGCCGGGGCACACATCAAGGGGCCGCGTGGTGTCACCGCCGCACGGCCCCATAGCATTGGAGGATGCGAATGATCGACGAACACACGTTACGAAACAACCTACAGGAATACGAGCTGAGTCTGGATGATTACACAGATCCGTCTCAGCATCGTGAAGTCAAGGGCATCATAGCAACACTCGCTTACGTGCTCGAAATTGGGCCGAAACATATCATCATACCTTTGCCCGGTCGCCCGGTGCTCGACATCGACGCCATGGGCGCAGAGGGCGGCCCCGAGATTCAAGCCACCATCAACGCGGCGCGGAGCCCTCACGAGCTTGATTCCGAACCGCCAAAGGACGGGCACATTTTCCCATGATGAAATCGAACATTGCCGGGCTCGCTGTCCTACCGGTCGGTAGCGTGTGCGTCAATCACATCGGTCAAGTAGGCATGATAGTTGACAACGCTGGTAACGTGCTCGTATTGACACGTGAGGAAGCTATCGATATTGGCAACGCTTTGATACGCGCGGCACAGGCGAAGGCGGGCGATGATCTTGGGCCTACGTTGGATACACCGAAAAACCTCTTCAAGCAATGACGAAGCCAGAGTTTCTAAAACTTATCGATTGTTGTTTGCAAGACCTACGAAGGCTTCATAAGATTGACGATGAAAATGTTGCTATCGATGAGAACTGTAAAGACGGTGAAAAAGTGTGTTGTCAAACTTGCGACCGTGTTTGGACTTACAATTCAGCAACAATCGATAATGGACTATCTAAGTCCATGTGGACTTGTCAAGGATGAAAACCGATGAGGGAACTCTACTCAGCTTTAGTACTCGCACGGATCTTGCGGTTGATGGCTTACCTTTCATCCGATGAAGCTAAGATCGGAAGAGCGTCGTGTAG